AGAAGATGATCATGAAACCATACAGGCGGCGAAAGACTTAGGTTTAGAGTCGTTCTTTGAGATCATCCGTGTTCCAGCCTCTATGCCCAAGACCAAGCCTAAGGCTTGCAATTATGCATTGAATGTAAGGCCGCGCGCGATTTGGCACAGATTTGCACGGATTTTGGCACAAAGAATGTGCCGATTTTCCGTTAAAAATAGCAATTAACGCTACGAATTTAACGGAGATCACCAGCGCTTCATCGAAGCCTTAACCATACATCCCTATGCACCAACTCAAGGCTGTTACAACCCGTCTATCATGCACTGGTCATCGAGCAGGTAAACGCAGCCATCTTCTGAATTCACCAAAGGGCACGTGGGATCGCACTCTGTCAGCTTGGTGCGGTCAACAGTTTTAATATGGCATTCGCGGATAAACTGGCCGGCAGAAACCGGCCATTCATCGAACTTATCATGCGGGGCAGGATCAAGCCGAAAATAGCTTTTAACTGCCATCCACAATCTCACCATACCACCGCCAATACATCGCCAATCAAGGTTGCGTTACGCACCGTAGCCTTGAGCTGCTGAAGCTTGGCGAAAGCCGTTTGACCTTGCGCCAACATCGCAGCGGCCAGACCTTGCAGCTGCGCATAGGTCATCAAAACTGGTGCGTTATTGCTGTCCAGCCAGAAGAATCCATCCAGAACGGAGCCAACAACCAGCACCTTGGTCAGCACGATCTGACTTGCCTCATCAGCCTGGAATGTCGTTTGCATGTAGTCGACCGATGCCTGAATAGCCGCCTGATAGGACTTTTGCAGCTCGGCGATCTGAGCCGTTTGATATCCGACCAGGTCATCAACCCACGCAGCGCCATCCCATTTGCAGGGCGTCGATAGCGGTGCCTGATCGGTGTAGCCCTTATCTGTCGGCGTGATGCCAATCTCTGTGATCGATGCAGACCGCCCGGTGGCTGTGTCATACAGCACAGCGTCACGAAAATCAGCCTTCACCACCCATACACCGCCCTCGAATACAGCAGCCTGATGCGCCTCAAGCGTCGGTGGAGTTAGTTCTGTTGCGCCTTCAGGCTGCGTAAAAATATCGTCCAAAAACTCGATGCGTAGACCGGTCGTCGTGTCGTAGAGCGGCACGTTTCGATAGTCGATTTTCTTCAGCCATACTTCAGCTACCGAGTCGAACACAGCGACTTCGTTTGACATCAGATCATCCGGCTGGGCGATTTTGGTTGCATGCGCTGGAATCAGGAACTCACCCGTCTCCAGAGGCGATTCGTCCGCCTCGCACTCAGACAGAAACATAAAGGTAAGCGGATCGTAGTTGTAAATTTTCATGTGATAACCCCTGATTAGTATTTGATGAACGCGAGCAGAGCCACGTTGCGAGGACGGCCTTCAGTACCCTGTGCGGCGATGCTGATACCGGTAGCTGCTGCGGATGTCGTCGCCGTACCCGGTCCCGCAATGTTGGAAAACGCGGCATAGGACCCGCCAGACACAAAACAAGAAACGGTATGTGAGTGCCCGGGATCGGTGATGCCATGATTATGCGGGGCATTGTCTGCGGCTTGCCAGCTGCCCAGCACGCGGCCTGTGTCTATACCGCGTCCGTCATCGAAGCCGCGAATGAACTCACCGCGCAAATCGGGAAGATTGAAGGTCGTCGAGCCATCGCCGACACCAAAGCGCGTTCCGATAGCTGAATACAGGTTGGCATAGGCCGTCCGCGATACCGCCGCGCCATTGCATTTCAGGTATCCGGCAGCAGCTGTCGAGCGTGCAAAAAATGCGATATGCCCAGCCTCCTGAGCCAGGTATATGCCGCCGCCCACCATATCCAGCGCGAAGACCTTTTGCCAGACCGGTACAGCTGTAGCCACATCAGTTGGCGCATACCAGTATTCTTTCTGGCCACCGATATCGGACCAGCGCTCCAGCCAGCAAATATCCGCCACGTCACGCCCAGCCCAGACACCGGACACAGGATCAACTGCGCAGTTATACGAGATCCCGAACTCAATGTTTCCCGTTGTGGCCGCAACCGTGTCAGCCCATTCGCGAACCAATGCGCCACCTATTGGCGTTAAAGAGCGCACTTGCCCTGAGATATTGCGATTGGTTGTCAGCGCTTGAATTGCCGTTAAAAGCTGCGTAAAGCTGGCCGGATTAAGCGCGACACCAGAGGCTTCAATCACTCTCGCGATTTCCTCCTGGATGGCGTTGAGCGCCTCGGCTGACATGGTCGTGGCCGGATCATTAGTGGCGGGATTACCGGGCTTGTAGCCATGCTTTCCGATACCGAACAGGTCGGTTGCCTTGGTAAGTGTATTGATGCGTTGCATAAGATTCTCCTATAGCCCCAATTTAGATTTTTCAGCGCGACCCCACGCACGGCAGTCTTCAACAAATGCGTTGTAGGTATTGAATTCAGTCGATGGCGCGGTGCGTAGCAGTTTGATTTCATCTGCCGTGGTATAGCGCTCAGAAATGGCATCTGCTACGCGCTGGTTAATCAATCGGATGTGCGGGCTCGCCATTTTCAGCTCAACGATAATTTCAGGCGCGAGGACTGCTGGGCTGGTGATGCTGTCTGTAATCTCATCAGGTTGATCAGTAGGCAGCGTTATGCCATCTGGCAGGCATACGTACGTCAGCCCATCTGGCAGCGTAGCCAGCTCAGTCCCGATCGGGTGATGGTCGTCACCTGCCGGCAGTTTCAATGTGCGCGTGATTTGCGGGTCGATATATTTTCTGTAAGAGACGATGGTCGGCATAGTTTTGCTCCTTTGATAAGCGCAGCATGTGCTGCAAAGAATGGGTGCGCTGCGCGTGCCCAAGAATTGATATGGCTGAATCTGTTTTTCCGTTTCGCAAAGCAATACGGTAGTTATAAAGGCTATGGCGGCGGATAAAGCGCTTGCTCACCCAGGTGCGATAGCCCACGAAGTTGATGCCGCGCGACACGGGCGCGATGGTTGATTTTGATAATTCCAAATTCAGGTTATCGCGGATAAATTCGATGATGTGCGCCTGGCACTCAACGGCGTAATCATGCGTGATCCCAAATAGCACGAAGTCATCTACATACCGGCAGTAACGCTTAATACCCAGCTCACGCTTGATAAAGTGGTCGAGCGGATTCAGATAGATCAGCGCGTAAAGCTGAGATAGCAGGTTCCCGATAGGTATCCCAACCGGCTCGCCATGGTCAGCGAACGCCATCATCAGATCGATCATGCGGGCATCTTTAATCTTGCGCTCGATCAGCGTGCGCAGAATGCCGCGATCGATGCGGTAAAAAAACTTTCTGATATCGAGTTTGAGTGTGTAACTTCCGAGCGGGCTGGCCTGCAAGGCGGCCTGCGCATAATCAGCTGCTTTATGCGTTCCCTTGCCGATTCGGCACGCAAATGATTGATCGATAAATACTCGCTCAAAGATCGGTGATATCACCCGGTAAATGGCATGCTGCACCACTAGATCACGAAACGCTGGTGCATAAATGGTGCGTTTCTTTGGCTCATGCACCACAAAGGTGTAATAAGGGCGAGGGAAATAACTACCATCACCCAGCTCGCGATGTAACTCATCCAAATTACTGGCTAGATGCTTCTCAAACTTAAAGCAGGCGCGTTTGCCGTGTTTATGCCGTGCAGCCATGTGAAATGCATGCCGCAATGCTTCCAGCGTCAATGTGCGTGCATATAAATTTCCGATGCGCTTCATATCGTCTGACCTTCGAGACGATGACCTGCCCTACCAGAAAGGCGGAAGCCATCCGATTTCGCCGTGAATTTCTTCACGCGCCGGAAAGCGTCTCCCTTGATTCCACTGCGATCTACCTGCAATCCGTGAGGTGAAATCGAGTCCGCGCGAAACCCGACGTTGTTGTTCGAGTTGCCGCGCACATTGTTGAGATTCAACGCCCACACCCCGGCGGTCGTCCCGTTGCTCCAGTTGAACGCCGCGATCGGGCACATGTTAAGACGCCTCCCGTTTATCAAGCTGACGATCGGCAACTATCCAGCCGCCGATCATTCTGCCTAATTCATCTACCAGCTGAGACAAAGCGAGATAGCGATGCTCGCCCAGCTCGGTTGGTGATTTTTCTGAGCGACGACCGTCTTTAAACTCGAAATAGCCTATTGTGTATGCCAGGCGTATCAGCATGCGCAGTTGTTCATGTCGTGTATCAAGGTTGGTCATCGCTGTTTTCTTGTGATAGCGCTTTTGCGCCTCAACGATGAAGCCGTACACATCGTAAGCCGCGCGCCGAATTTCGAGCGCGAGACCATACTTTTCGTGTTTCGGAAAGTGGTTGAGGTGGATATTCATCAGTTTGGCAAACTCCATAAACTTCTGATCCAGTTTTGCTTCATCGTGCAGGCCCATCGCTATCGCTCAGGCCCTCAGAGATACAAGGCCGCGCGAAACCCGAGGCCGTCGTACGAGGTGCCGCGCACATGGCTGAGATACAACGCCCACACCCCGGCGGCCGTCCCGTAGCCCCAGTAGTACGCCGCGATCGGGCACATGTCGTTCGGCCTGTAGTCGTACAAATAATCGTTTCCGAACGCATTTGTGCCGCCAACCCCAGCCGCTAAAGGCAAGCCAGCGCCCGTTGCTGCCCAGGCATTGCCGCTGGTTGCCGCGTCAAACACCTGACTGGCAGAGCCGATAGGCGTTGCGCGATTCACGCCGGTTGCCCAGAGTGCGCCGTATGTTGTGCCTAGGTTGTCAAAGTTGTTCGATAACGCAGGTGAACCCCAGGCATCAGTTGACAACGTATTGCCTGCGGTCAGACTCTTCATTGCTACGCTGGTTTTAGGCAGGTAATAACTAGCCGGAACGATGGATACAGCAGTCGCTGCGGCTGGAATAGCGGCTTTCAGGCCTGGCGCTGCAATCACAATGGTGCCGGGTGCCGCGATACCGGTTGTGACGGCATATTGATTTGTATCACCAGCGAACGCGATCATGTCCCCAGCTGCAACCGTTCCTGTTCCAGTAATCAGCGGGATAGATGTAGCTCCGATCGCAAACCCGGTTGCAGCACTGGTATAGCCAGCACCGGTGCTGGTTGGCACCTGAGCCGTCAGACCTATGCAGACTTCAAAGATCACGCCGTTAAGGTCGGCGATCCCGCAGTTCTGTCCGTTATGTGTGGTACGAGCAAACAGATTGGCGCTGCCGGTCTTTGGTGCTGTTGGATAGGTTACGTTACCTGCTGATGTATATAGGATCGCTGCATCGTTTGCATCGCCTAGCGCGCTGTTATTGCAGCCCTTGGGGAAGTTATTCGTCGCGTGGTACCACGCGCACCACGTTGTCGATGTTGAAGCTTGCGCATGAGCCAGCGCCAACAATGCCAGCATTTTGTTGACGAACAAGCTGCCAGGGAAGAAGTTTGCACCGCGCGTCTTGGCGGCTGCGATCACGCCATAATAGGCGTTTACAGGCGCGCCCGTTAAGCCACCAATTGGATTGTTTGCAGCGGCAGTTGAAAGCGGATTCCCGCCTCGAATGCTGGATGCTGTACCGTTATTATTCGAGCACTTGTACTTATCAACAAACACCCCGGCCTGAATATTGCCACCATCGTAGAATGCGCGATGCAGCGCATATCCGGCTGTATTAGCAGCGGCGACGTTCGCGTAAAAACTGAATGGCTTTACGTCAACGACATTAATCGCCAACCCGTTTGCGCCGGTTCCAAATTTATAGAAAAAGGCTGGTATCCAAACCATGACGGAGCCATCGGAATATTGGTAATTACCATAATCATCCGAGTATGGATTGAAGGTTGCATTGCTTAATGGATACATGCCAAAAGGCGGTTGAGGGCAAATGCCAACCCCAAATCCAGCAGCGCCCGCGATCCCGATATCATTCATCGCCACTGCGTAGTTTGTTACAAGCGGGATTATAGGTGCCCAGTTTGTTGGATCATTCGCTGGATCAGTCGCTTTTACGCCAGTTGTTTTGGCGCGGTAGGTTAATAAATTTATTGGTGACCAAACTACAGCACCGATGTTGTATGAGCCACTTGCCCATGATGCCGCCCCAGCGCCGGCAAGCGCGCTGGTTGAGCTTGCTGCGGCCTCTGCTGCTTTAGTGATGGCCAGTGCAGTCTGCGTGGCTACCGTTATAGCATTCGTCCCTGTGGTGACGGCATCAGCATGCGTTGATATGACATCTGCTGCCGTCAATGCAGCTTTGGCGGTTGCAATTGCCGCCTGATTAGCTGTCGTCACAACATCAGCATGGGTTAATACGACATCTGCTGCCGTCAATGCAGCTTTGGCGGTTGCGATTCCGGCCTGCGTAGTAGCTATGCTAGCCTGATTTGTACTCTGCGCCAGGACTCCGCTCGCCGCAGTATTAATCTCGGCGTCTTTGTCCGCGATCAACTTAGCCACGCTACGCACCGGACCGCCCGCTGTGGTCACGGTTGTGCTTGCATCGCCATGCACGACCTGGTGCATCAGCACCGCATCTGCGGCGAGCTGGTCTATGTCGGTTTTTAGTGTCATGTTTATCTCCTGATTCTGTTAAAAGTGGCTAGGCAAATTGCCGACAAGGCTGTGCAGCGTGGCGCTGGCCAGTGCGAGGCTGTCAATTCCGTTCTGTACGGCCAGACGCAGATAATCGTTATCGACCGGGGCTGATTCCTGAAAACTGAGCACCGCCACACCCATCGGGCTGGCCTCAGCGAATACCAGGCGTGCGGTATTGATCGTCATGCTGTCACCCGTGCGATCACGTCGACATTGCCCTTGGCGATCACGGTGGCCGCGCCATCCGGTGCAGTCGCAAAGATGTCGTAGCGATACAGCCCGACCGGCATTGCCGCGCTGGACAGCTTGTCGATGATCACGGTGATACATCCCGTCGCCAGCGTGCTGGTATCGAAACCAAATGCGCCGACCAGCTCGTTTTGGGTGCCGCGAATCTGTCCGGCGAAGGTGTAGCCGGTCAGGTCCATCGGGATAACGCCGGTCAGTACATTGATACGCATCAGCAGCGTTTCACCGCGAACGATTTTCAGATTTTTGAGCGCTTGTGGATTCATGATTTCTTACCAGTAATTGGCTGACGACATAGTGGACAGCAGCGCGTGCAGCGCCGGTGCGCCAGACATGACATCGTCACGGCCATACGCTAGCACTACATCGATCTGTGGCTGCGTCATGGTCCAGTTCAACAGAGCAATGGTATGTGCAGGCTTGAGTTTGTTGATCCGGCACTGCAACTCAGTTGACTGCCATGAGCGCAGCGGGCTATCCGATGGATCCTCGCAGGTCATATCGTGGATCGCGATGTAATCGCCGACATTCACCTGCCAAGTAAACAGCCAGTCATCGCCATACAGCATGCCGTCACAAGGATCCTCGCAACTGATCTGGCTAAACTCGCTGATCGATACGTCGGTGTATCCCAACTTCGCGGCCAGATCGATGAAATACGCTCGGCTCTGTCCGCCGGTGCTGGTGAGCTTTTCTACCAGGCGCGAACGGCGCTGAGCAAGGGTGCTGGCCGAATCTGTGCTGCAGCAACTATCTGGCAGTCCGGCGATGCGCTCCCAGTCGGCGAACAACTGCGTTGTCGTGCGGGGGTCAGCCTCGATCAGGATTTGATCGGCAGCAAGTTGAGCCGCATCCAGCGCACGGCCTTCCGCTTCTAATTCGGCAGACAACACCGGCGCATTAAGGTCGTATGCAACCGGTGGGAGCAGGCGTTTCAGCAGCTCGCTATGTGTCATGTCAGCGTTACCGTACCCAGTGAAGCGATCTGTGAATGGACCGCATCAACCAGCGGAACGACGTTAGCTGCCGGACTGGTCAGATTCACATCGATGACACCCGCAATGCCCGTAATCAGTGATTCGATCTTGACACGGCGCACCACATCACCCACATGCAACCCGTTGAAATAGGCTTGCATTACGCTGTTGATTTGTGCCGTAGCCAACGCCTGTGTGGTTCCGGAAAGCGTCAGCACAGCGGCAATATCGACGACTAGTAATTGCGGAGCCATCACCAGCACACCTGCGCAAACTGGGCGAACGCTTTCGATATGAGCGTACACATCCGCGATCATTTGCGCAGAGGGCAGGCCGCCCGCCACCTCGATCACTACGTCTACGCTGTTGACCGAACGTCGCTGAGGGTAAATATAGGCGTCTGTCACCCCCGGTACTTCCAGCGCCCAGGCTGCATAATCATGAACCGCGCCACCGGCGG